AAGCCGGGGTCAATAACTTGACAGGAGAGAAACCATGAAGATTCCCGAGCCAGAGGTTACCATAACTTCACTGATTGACAAAGCACATGAGGCGCGTTTAGAGAAGCCCCGCGCCCACATGGGCTGCTCTACATTGGGCCACCATTGTGAACGCTGGTTGTGGCTGTCATTTCGCTGGGCGGTGCAAGAGCAATTCAAGGGCCGCATTCTGCGTTTGTTTAGGCGTGGCCAGAATGAAGAAGCCACCATCATTAGCGACCTGCGAGCCATTGGCATGACGGTAAACGGCACGCAGCGACGGGTGGACTTTGGAAGCCATGTTAGCGGCAGCTTGGATGGCATTGGCAAGGGCGTGCCTGGTGCGCCAAAAACTGAACATGTTTTAGAGTTCAAAACGCATGGTCTTAAATCGTTCAACGACCTTGAGAAGAATGGAGTGGGCAAGAGTAAGCCCCAGCATTTCACCCAGTGCCAAGTGTACATGCACGGCACCGATTTAAAACGGGCGCTTTATGTAGCCATCTGCAAAGATGATGACCGTATATACACCGAGCGTTTGGAGTATGACCGAGACCATGCTTTAAAGGCTATTGAAAAAGGCCAGCGGCTGGCGCTGACTGACCGTTTGCCACCACCGATTAGCACTGATTCAACATGGTTTGAATGCAAGATGTGCGCGGGGCATGACTTTTGTCACGGCAGCAAGACCACCAAAGAGGTCAATTGCCGCACCTGCGCCCACATTACGCCATTGTCTGATTCAACGTGGCACTGCGCCAAATGGGATGCTGTTGTACCGACTGAGGCTCAGTATATTGGCTGCGAAAGCCATGTATTGCATCCTGACCTTGTGCCTTGGAAGCGTTTAGAAGGCCCAAGCGACTGGGTGGCGGTCTATGAGATTGACGGCCTTGGCTTGGCTAATGGTGAGCCAGGCGAAGGCGTGTACGGTAGCAAAGAATTGCTGGCTAATGCCGGGGCTTGCGCAAGTGGCGATCCGTTGATTGCCAAGGTTCGCAAGGAGTGGGACGGCAGGATATGCTAAGAGACTACCAACAACGCACCATAACCGAACTTTACGCATGGTTTGAGGCAGGTAGTGAGGGCAACCCGTGCCTGGTGTTGCCCACCGGGTCTGGCAAGTCTCACATCATTGCGGCGCTGTGCAAGGATGCGCTGCAATCATGGCCAGAAACCCGCATTCTGATGCTGACTCATGTCAAGGAATTGATTGCCCAGAACGCCGAAAAAATGCGCCAACACTGGCCCAACGCACCGATGGGCATTTATAGTGCGGGGCTAAATCGTAAGGATTTAGGCGAGCCGATCACCTTTGCAGGTATCCAATCGGTGCGAACAAAGTCCAGCCAGATTGGTCATGTTGATTTAATTATCATAGATGAGGCTCATCTGGTGAGCCACAAGGACGAAGGCGGCTACCGCAAATTGTTGGCTGATTTAAAAGCCATCAATGGCAACTTGCGAATCATTGGTTTGACCGCCAGCCCTTACCGCCTAGGGCATGGCTACATCACCGACAAGCCCGCCATCTTTGACGCGCTGATTGAGCCGGTAAGCATTGAGGAGTTGATTCACAAGGGCTATCTGTCAACCCTGCGGTCCAAGTTAACCACCACTAAGCTAGAGGTGGACGGGGTAAAAAAACGAGGCGGGGAATACATCGAGGCTGAATTACAGGCAGCGGTGGACACCAAGGACAAGAACATCAAGGTCGTGCGCGAAATCATTGCTTTGGCTGGTGAGCGCAAGTCGTGGCTGGTGTTTTGTGCTGGCGTTAACCATGCACAGCACATCAAAGAGGCGTTAACTGAACAAGGCATTGTCGCCGAATGCGTGACGGGGGAAACACCATCAAACGAACGTGACCGCATCCTAAAAGAATTTAAGGCAGGGCGCATTCAAGCCTTGACCAATGCCAATGTACTGACCACCGGTTTTGATGCCCCTGGCATTGATCTGGTGGCTATGCTGCGCCCAACCATGTCACCCGGCCTGTACGTGCAGATGGCAGGGCGCGGCCTGCGTATAGCCGAGGGCAAAACCGATTGCATGGTTTTGGACTTTGCAGGTGTAGTTGAGCAGCATGGCCCCATCACCGCCGTGAGGCCACCGCCCAAGAAGGGCGATAAGCAGGGTGAAGCACCCGTGAAGGTCTGCGACCAATGCCAAGAAATCTGTCATCTGTCGGTGCGCGTCTGCCCGGCCTGCGGCGCTGAGTTTCCCGAGCCAGTGAAAGCAGTATTAAAACTGTCTAACCTTGACATCATGGGCGTGGAAGGCACCGACATGGATGTGACCGCCTGGACATGGCGCAAGCACTTGAGCCGCGCCAGTGGCAAGGAAATGCTGTCCCTGACCTATTACGGGGGCTTGTCTGACCCGCCAGTGACCGAATACCTGGCAGTGACTCACGATGGCTACGCCGGAGAGAAAAGCCGCCGACTATTGGCTGAGATAGCACACAAGGCAGATATTGCGCTTGACTATGCAGCTGCCGACCTGCACGAGATGGCGCAGCAGCTCACCGAAGGCCAGCCGCCGAGCCAAATAGAATACAAAAAATCTGGTAAGTTTTTTACAATACTTAAAAGGACATGGAACCAATGAAACACCCAGAACCCGAAATCGTCACGATCTATCGCAAAACCCTGAAAACCATGCCGCCCAAGGTCTGTCACCTTTGCGACAACTATAATAAGCATGGGGTTTGCGATGAATTTAATGATGTGCCGCCCGAGTCATTTGCAAGTGAGCCAGATCAATGTGATCTGTGGGTTGAGGAGGTGCCGTTTTGAATAGCGAACACTTAGAGCAGGTGCGCCTAGTGTCATGGTTTCGCAAGACCTATCCTAATACCCGCATCCTTGCAATACCCAATGGAGGCATCAGATCAGCCAGCGCAGGGGCTAATTTGAAAGCCGAGGGGGTGAGTGCAGGGGTGCCTGATTTGGTCGTTCCTGCGTGGCTGCTATGGGTTGAAATGAAACGAGAGTCAGGTGGCACAGTCTCGCCAGCACAGCGCGATTGGATCGGCTATTTGGAGAGCATAGGCCACCAGGTCATAGTGGGCCGGGGCTTTGATGATGCTAAAGCGCAGATCATAAAAAAAGCCCCATTCGGGGCTTAGAGGTCAAGTAGGACAGCGAGCAGTGCCGCCAACAAAAGGCTAATTAAAACGAGCATCAGCGCGGCCCCGTTCAATCAGCGTACGGGCATATGTTTGGTCTTCGGGGCGCTCGCTGGAGAGCATGGCGCGTATTTTGTAGGCCACAGCCTGCGCCTTATCTGATCCTTGCGCCCGTTCAAACGCTGCGCCAGCATTGATATAGTCAGATTCTGGGTGGTTCACGGCAGCACTCTTGCACATACGCCGCGCACCTGATTGACACTGTAAATATTATGATTATTAATGTTATCATAAATATAGGTCAGGGCTTCAAGATAAAAACCCATTTCCTCTTTCAAATCATTTATTTGGGTTTGTAGTTCTTCAACCGTAGGGGATGGTGGCGTGAAGGGCGAGAGGGCTTGGGCAATAGTGGGGTGCATTATGGTTGCTCCTTAGTTACAGCAGCAAAATGGGCGCGGGTGTTGTCTATGTTTTCAATCAATTCTGAAGTAATCATGTTTTCAAACCATGCCCACGGCATGACGTTTTCGTTGCCGTCACGCAACGCATCTAGCACATCGTCATAATCAAAACTTGCAGGGTAATCAGTCAGCCACTCATTGAGGGCGAATCTTTCAGATGTTTTCATGATTTACCTTTCAAAATGTAAGCACATCAAACCAAGCCAATAGAAGCAAGGTTAAACCAATTGAATATGCTAGCACGGCTAGCAGATCCATAGCCGCAGCGCGGCGCTTTTCGAGGGCCTCTTGAGAGGGGGAATAGGTGTAGCGGTGCATGATGTTTACGCCTTGTAATAAGTTGTTTTCTCCCAACCACCGTTGCCGTGGCGCACGGTTTTGATGGCAATTCTAGGGATGGTCTTGTCAACCATTTGGGTGACTTTTTCGTCACCCTCATAGGTGCAGTCGCTGGCCCCCGCAATGCGGGTCAATTGACCCTTTTTGGAGACGCTATAAAACGTCTCAGAAAAATTAAACCCCCCCGATATAGTATCGGGGGCTTCGGACATTGGGTTATATGTGATCGTCATTTTCTATTCTCCAGTTAGTTATAGCCTGCAAAATACAGACCCCTAAGCTCACGGCATGAGCTTAGAGAGTGCACTAAGCCGCCAGCACTGCACCGGTCAATGGATCAGGGAAAGAATCATTAAAGCCTTGATAGTTGCCGATGTCTTTAACGCGCATGGGCATGATGACCACTACCGCCGTGTTTTCGCCATTGTGCATAAGACCTGCGTCGTTACCGCGCTGCACCAGTGCATAAACCTTGTTTTTACCGCCATAGTAGGTATTGAGCGCGTCATTACCCTGCACCAGATATTCCCAATTAAAGTTAGACGGTGTATTGTCACCAGTAACTTGATCGTGGCGCGTGATAACACGCGAATAATCGGGGTAACGCCCATCTAATGGAGTAAAGCGAATACCGTCAATAAGATAGTTGCCGTCGGGCAGTGATTCGAGAATGACGGTATCGGCTTTTTTGCTGATTTTCTTGCAGGTATCGAGGGGGATAGTCATAGACCATGCGGCGCTTTGTTGGCATTCCAAATTCTCAATTGACGCCCGGCCTGCAAACATGATGTGACCATTGGTGCCGATGACAGACGCGAAGCCGGTATGCGCCACTTTGATGTGAACGCCAACCAGATAGTAGCGGATGTCTTTTTTGGCTGCACAGATAGCGGCGGCGCGGATAGCGGATGCTTGGATGGAGATCTTCATAGTGTTTTCCTGTTATCGGGACAATTCCCGCCACTGCCCCAACCAGTGAGGCAGTAGCTGGCGCTGTCATGTAGTTAACAACCCCTTTTGTTCCGGTGTTCCCCTGACATACCTCACCCCTGCCGCTTCCAGCACGGCAGCGGGTATGCAGAACCCTTTATTCCTGTCCAGTTCGGTGAGGTTTATCCCCACCTTACGCAGGGCAAAACATGCCCCTTGCGTGAATGTCCACGTGCCTTTTACATAAATGTCATTCATGATGTTTTTTCCTGTTGTTGGTGCCGCCCTATGCTGCACCATGCTATGTATTGTAGCGGATTTTGTAGCACGCTACAATATTTATTGCACTATTTTCTAGGGGTTTACCCTTACATTGTTTGCACTGTGTATGCACTGTGCATAGTGTAAGAATGGGACAAAACCAAGGGTAAACCCTTACACTGTTTGCACT